GCGGCGGTATCTGAAGGAGCTCGGCCGCGAGCCGTCGAGCCTCAAGTCGGTCGACTGGGGTGCCGCGGAGCGCGGCAAGGTCTACACCACCGCCGACCTCGACATGATCCGGTCTGCCGAGGGCCGCCGCGTCGTGATGCCGAACGGCCATGTCCTGCAAACCACGTGGTACTCGAACCCTTCCACCGCGGGCCTGACCGAGTGGGAGAAGAAGCAGATCGCCAAGTCGGAAGCCGAGTACCTGAAGGCGCAGGGCGAGAAGATCGCGGCGCGCACGACCGCTGCCGCCCGCGAGCGCTACGGCAACGTCACGCCGGCGGCCGTTGCCCCGGCCGTTCCCGCCACCAAGATGACGTCGAACGAGCGGCTCGCGCAGTTCCTGCACGAGAAGGACGGCCGCGGCGCCAACAACGTCGCCGGCAAGCCCGCGAAAACCGTTTCTGCTCCCCGCGGCATGGACGGTCTCACCCGTGCCGAGCGGAAGGCGAAGGCTGGCCGGCCTGCTTCGGTCTCTGCGGCGCCCGTGTCAACTCCGGCCGGAGCATCCAACTCCGAGCGGTTCCGCGCCACCTACGAGCGCGCGCTCACCGAGCAGATCAAGGCGAACCCCTCGCGCTATGCCTATGGCGTCGACCGCGCGCCCGAGATCGCTCGCCGCATGACCGAAGCGCTCGCCACCGGCCAGGGCGATCACACGTCGCCGACCGTCAAGGCGACCGCCAAGGCGATGGGCGTGAAGCCGACCGTCGGCGGGCTCAAGTCGTTCCTCGGCTCGAGCAAGCTCGGCATGGCCGTCGCTATCGGTTCGACCGCGCTCGGTCTCGTCTCGGCCTTCCGCTCGAGCCCGGCGGCCGCTGCCGCCCCGGCCGACGGCGGCAAGACCCGCACCAAGCCCTACACCGACAGCGCTGGCCGCGAGTACCGCAACGGCCGGCTGATCGTTCGTCCGTCAACCTGAGCCCGCGAGCACTCCACATGGCACTCTGGCCGTTCAAGTCCGCGCGCTCGCGCCCGGAGCAGAAGTCGTTTCCGATGAACCCCGGGAGCGCGATGTATCGCGAGGACTTCGTGTCGTCGCTGCGCATGCTCCAGCAAGCGCCGAACAGCGACTACGACCGCATCCACGCGGCGAGCTCGCACCCGGTCATCATGGCGTGCGCGCGCCGCATCGCCTGGGCGACCGCGTCCGTCAAGTTCGGCGTCGAGGCGATCAACGGCGATGTCGTCTATGACCATCCCGTCGCGCAGCTGATGGACGATCCGCGCACCTCGGGCGGCCGCTGGTCGCTGATCCAGCTCGTCGCCGCCTCCCTCGCGCTCACCGGCCGGGCCTACATCTACGCCCCGCGCTCCGCTTTCAAGGATCAGCCGGCCGCAATGATGGGGTTCCTCGCCACCCACAAGGTCGAGCGCATCGTCGATCCGTCCAACCAGCAGATCACCGGCTACCGCTACACGCCCCCGATCGGCACCATCGGCATGATGGTCCTCGATCCCGCTGACGTGATTGAGATCCGCCACCATTGGCTGACCGATCTCGACGACGTGTTCGGCAAGGCGCAGGCCTCGGCCATGGTCTATTCGCAGCTGGTCCCGGCCTGGGGTCCGATGAAGCTCTTCCAGGGTCTCTCCGACCTCATCCGCAAGCTGCTCGAGAACAACGGCGGTCTGCCCGGCATCGTGTCGTGGACCACGCCGGCCGGCGAGGAGGGTCTCACCAAGGAGCAGCGCGCCGCGATCCGCGACTACTTCAAGCGGTTCTCGACCGGTGGCGACAAGTTCGGCGAGATCGCGTTCATGGATACGGCGGGCGCGAAGCTCGACTTCATCCGCATCACCGAGGACTTCAAGACCCTCAACATGGAGCAGGCCAAGAAGGCTTCGACGAACGAGATCTGCGCGATCTTCGGCGTGCCGCCGCTCATCCTCGGGCTCGGCGAAGGCGCCACCTACGCCAACCAGAAGGAGGCGCGCCGCTACTTCTGGATGGACACGATCATCCCCGGCTACATCGAGCCCATCTGCGATGCGATCTCGCAGCACTTCGGTGTGCGGATCGTTCCCGATCTGGCCGAGATCCCCGCGCTCTCCGACTACCGCCACGACCTGCTCGGCTCGCTCGAAGGCATCACGTTTCTCACCATCAACGAGAAGCGCGCGAAGGCCGGCTACGGCGCGATCATGGGCGGCGACATCATCATGGTGAACCCGATGATGCAGCCCATCAACCGCACGCTCGACGCCAACGGCAACAACCTGTCCGACGAGACCGATATGTGGGTCGCCAACCAGGAGGCGATCCGCCAGTCGATCCAGACTGGGCGCCCCGTCGCCCTGCCGGCCGGCGGACCACCGATCACCGGACCACCGGGCGCCGGCCAGAAGGCCTACATCCGCGCCATTCCCGTTCTGAATGCGCCTACGCGTGAAGTGAAGACAGTTCGCCGTCCCATCCGGCCCGCATCTCCGCAGCGCCGCGCCTAAAGCCTCCTCGAAAACCAGACCAGCCCCCAGGGCCAACACACCGCACTCGCAAGAGCGCGGTGCGCGCCCGCTTTTGCCATCAGGGTGACGACAATGATGCAGACCAAGGCCTTCTCGACCGACTTCGAGATCAAGGATGCGGCCGGCGTGGGCTCCTTCAAGGGCTACGCCTCGACGTTCGGCAATCTCGACCGCTCCGACGACATCGTCGAGCGCGGTGCGTTCGGCGTGATCAATCCCAAGCGCGTGCGCTTGTTGTGGCAGCACAAGCAGTCCGAGCCGATCGGCGTGTGGGACACGCTGCGCGAGGACGACCGCGGCCTCTACTCGGAGGGCCGTCTGAATCTCAAGAGCGCGCGCGGCCAGGAGGCCTACGAGCTCCTCAAGATGGGCGGTCTCAACGAGCTCTCGATCGGCTTCGAGACGGTCGCCTCCGAGCGCGTCTCGGTGAAGGGCAAGACCGCCCGCAAGCTGAAGAAGGTCAACCTGTTCGAGATCTCGCTGGTCTCGATCCCCGCCAACCCGGAGGCGCGCGTCACCGACGTGAAGGCGCTCGATGCGGCGACGGCGGACATGCTCACCGTTCGTGACTTCGAGCGGGCCCTGCGGGATGCCGGGCTCTCTCGCAAGATGGCCCAGATCATCGCTGCCGAGGGACTCGGCGGTGTGGAGGGCTACCTCGAGTCCTTGCTGCGGGAGGCAGCGGCAGTGTCTTGCAAGGAGGCGCAAATCATCCTAGAAGCCGGTTATCGCCGATTCGTCGCCACAAAGTCCTCGGCCATCGAGGACGGCGACGAAGGCGACGGTGATGTCCGTTCGCGAGTACATCCGCGGGACGCTGATGGGGAGCCCGAAGGCTCCAATCCAACCACGCTGTTGATCGACCCGGTCTCTCTGGCCGCGATCAACGCTGCTTTGGCCATCAGCGGAGACTGACACCCGTGACGGACCTTTCCAAGATCGACGTTTCCAACGCCGAGAAGCTCAGCGGTACGCTGCAGGCGATCGCTGACGCTGTCATCGAGTCGCGCAAATCCGCCAAGGAGGCGCGCGATCTCGCCACCGACCTGCGCAAGGCGCTCGACGAGAAGACCGCCAGCGCCTCGCACGAGGTGAAGCAGTTCGGCACCGAGTTCGGCGACACCAAGGCGAAGATCGTCGAGATCTCGACCAAGATGGCGGATGCAGTCGGCAAGATCAGCCATGCCGAGCAGGCCATCGCCAAGTACGACGGCGAGTTCAAGTCGATCAAGGACACCATCGAGGCGCTCAACCTCGCGATCCAGAAGCGCGGCTCGGCCGACGACGAGACGGAGAAGAACCGTCTCGCTGAGACCAAGGCGCTGCGCACGCTCTTCGACGTCAAGGCGTCCGAGAGCGGCATCAAGTTCGATCGCGACGTCACCGACGACGACCTCGCCAACTACCGCGAGCACAAGTCGGCGTGGGGCAAGATGCTGCGCCTGCCGACCACGATCGACCAGAGCCTCGTCAGCCAGCACCTGACGCCGCTCGAGCAGAAGGCCGTCTCGACCTTCTCGCACGGCAACCGCTTCTGGCTGCCCACCGAGCTCGCCGACATCATCATCGCCTGCTACAAGATGGACACGGATCTCACTGGCATGGTCGGCCAGATGATGATCTCGCGCGGCTCCATCGACTTCATGACCGACAACTACGTCTCCAACCAGGCGAAGTTCAAGTGCGAGATCGACAACTCCGCCCAGCAGAAGTCGGACACGCAGCTTCCCGGCTCGCTCAACATCGCCGCGCACGAGCAGTTTGCGCATGAGTGCGTGACGCATACCATGATCGAGGACGCCGCCATCGACATCCAGTCGTGGGTGGCGATGCGTGCCGGTCAGCAGTTCGTTCGCGGTCTCAACGACAAGATCCTGAACGGCACGGGCACCGGCATGCCCGACGGCGTGCTGCGCGCTGCGAACCACATCACCATGCTGTCCGGCAACGTCGCCGGCGCGCCGACGGGATCGTTCTCGTGGCAGGACCTCCAGCTGATGGCGGTCAAGCTCGAGCCGCGCTTCCAGAAGGGCGCGATCTGGTGGATGGCGACCGACGCGCTCGCCGCCGTGATGACCATGACCGACGGCTTCGGCCGCCCGATCTTCTCGGCAGCCGTCATCAACTCGGAAGGCCTGCCGCTGATGATGGGTCACCCCGTCGTCCAGGTCGTGCAGATGCCGGCCGCGCTCCAGACGGTGGTGGATCAGGGCGCGTTCGTGCCCGGAACCAAGCCGATCATGCTCGGCGACTGGCGCCAGCACTACATGCTGGTGATCCGGCGCGGCTTCACCGCGCTGCGCAACCCCTACATCAACTCCAAGAACGGCGTGGTGTGGGAGTTCTCGCAGCGTGTCGGCGGCGGCGTGCTCTGCAAGAACGCCGCGATCGCGCTCGAGATCAAGTGATGTGAGGTGAGCGGCGGCGAGCAATCGCCGCCGTCCCGCCCGCCGCGCAGGCGGCAACCCTGCCACTCGATCTGAAAACCGTTTCTCACCTCACTGGAGACGACCCCCATGCTGGGAACCAAATATCCGGAGCGTCAGTGCTTCTTCTCGCGCTCGCACATCACGAGCACGACCGGCAGCGCCGTCGACATGCGCAACTTCGTCGACAACGCGGCCTCGTTCATCATCCATGCGCCGCCGAGCCTCGGTGCTGCCGTCACCGTCACCTTCGAGACCACCCCTCACGACCCCGCCAACGACTGCAATCCGAAGTCGGACGGCTGGGCCGCGATGAACGAGGAGGGCATGTGCGAGCCGAGCGCCGCGATGTCCGTCGTTCTCGATCCCGCCGACCCGAAGTATTCGGCGTCGAAGGGCATGGTGGTCCGGAAGCCGATCCAGTGCCGCTCCGCCTTCGTGCGCGCCATCCTGTCGGGCGCCACCGCCGGCGTCACCGTCGACGTGGTCGGTGCGGCTCGCCGTCTCGACAACGTCTGATCCGCGCGACGATGCAGACGGGCCCCGGGCCCGTCTGCACCAACCGCAGTCCGAACGCATCATCGGGGGATGACAGATGGGAATGGCGTTTTTCCTGCCCACGAAGACCTTCACCTTCGCGCGCGACGGCCGGCAGCCCGAGATCTTCGAGCCCGGCGTCGACGAGGCGGGCGAGCCTCTCATCTTCGAGTTCCAGGAGCACCAAGCGGTGCGGCTCCAGCAGCGCGGTGTCGGCGTGATCGTGTCGCGAAGCGCCAACTACATGCCCACCGATCCTGCCATGAAGGAAGTGTTCGACCGGCACATGGCCGAGATCGGCGCCCACGTCGAGCAGGCGCCCGTGATCTCGCCGGGACCTGCCGTGCGGATGTCGGGTGTGACCGTCCAGCCGCCCGCCGTCGAGATCACGCCCCCGCCGGCCGAGGAGCAGACCGAGACCGAATCCGAGCAGCCCGAGCCCGATGCCGAGGCTGCCGCCGAAAGTGAGCCGGGGATCGTTCCCGAGGGGGCGCCGGCTGCTCCGGCACCCGCCGGACGACGCCGCAAGCGTAGTTGATTCCGTCCGTCCCGCGTCGCCCTGACCCCCAATGGAGACCTTGACTATGACCGGCACTGCCACCTACGCGCAGGCTTGCGCCACGACCACTGCCCTGCCCGCGCAGGCGGTCAATCCCTTCCGCCCCGAGCCGCGCGATCCCGATCAGGTCGTGATCCCGTTCTACGCCATGTCGGCCAACGGCGGCGACGCGGCCGTCGCGACCATCGTGGCGCCGTTCAACTTCAAGCTCAAGCGCATCGACACCGTGCTGCTCGGCGGCGCTCTCGCCACCGGCAACTTCACGCTCACCGCGGCGATCGCCGGCACCCCTGTCACCGGCGGTGTCGTGACCGTCACGCAGGCGGGCTCGGCGGCCGGCGACAAGGACTTCGCGGAGCCGACTGCGGCGAACTCTGGCGTCCAGGGCGCCACGATCACGCTCACCGGCGGCGGCTCGTCGACCGGCAACCGGACCATC